GTAGCTACAGAAAAAATATTCTTTGACCTTTTAAAAGAAGACAACCTTACTACTGTTGCAACACTAATGTCTCAAAAGACTCCAGTTGCTGACATAGCTAACTTATTACTTACAGCAGGTTTCCAGAAAGGTAAGTGGAATCCTGATATGATGTTAAGTCTTTTAGAGCCTACCATGTATATGTTGTTAGCTATTGCAGAAAAAGCAGGTATTAATCCTGTATTGAATCGTGAAGATTCTGAAGTAGAAATTGAAGAGGATGACCAAGAAGGTGCTGATTTTGATGTACAATCTGTTAGAGAGCAACGTAATAAAATACCAGAAGGTGGTGGATTTAAAGATGCTGTAGTGCAAAAAATAAATCCTGCATCAGTTGGTGGTGATATTAAAGAACAACTAAAAACTTTAGATAGTGCAAAGCTACGAGAAAGTATTTTACAAAAACAAAAACCTGCCTTACAAGACCAGCCAAGTTTATTAGGTAAAACAGGAGTTTAAAAATGGTATTAGATAATTATTCCGATATGAGTATTGATGAGCTTGGTTCATCTTTATTACAAAAGAAAGACGAGGATGCACGTAAAGCGGCTAAACGAAGTAAAAAGAATGAAAGGATTCAACAGGCTTTAGCTGTATTAATGTTGGGTCAAGGCGTTATGAAGAAACAATATAAGAAACGTGCAAAAGAACTTGAAGATTTACACAAGTTTGAAATACTAAACAATGAAAATGAATCTAAACAAATAGGTGTTACTTCTAGTATTGTATCAACTATTGGAAATACTTGGAAAGACCAAGGCGGTGATTTAGATTCACGAGTAAATTCTTTTGAAAATAGTGATGACTATGGTGCATTTTCACAAAAGGTTTTACCATTTATACAACAAAAAATTAAAGCGGCTACTGGTGAAGAATATGATTCAATGTATAATACCAGTGCTTATAACAATGCTGTAGACTTAGCAACTAAACAATTTGCAAGACAGTATTTAGAAAATAATAATTATAAAAATTATGAAACTCAATTAAGAAGTATTCTAGATGAAAAAGATTTAGATAGAGCTGAATTATTTGAAAGGGGTATGGGTCTTAATTCGCATACTTTAACTCAGTATGAAAAAAGAAATTATCAAAGTGTGTTAGCAGAAGCTAGAGCACAGGGCAATCTTATGGGAGGCTTTAAACGAGTCTTAGGATTATTTAATGATAAGTATAAATCTAAAGGGGGCTTTGATATATTTAGTCCTGCTACTGAAGCTGATTTAGCTGGACCAACTATGCGAGATATTAATCAAGCTTTAAATTTAAAAGGCATGACTAATAATATTGTTGACAATGCATTAGCTGAAGCAAGTAAATCTCCTACACGATGGAGAGAAAGGGGCAGAAGTAAAGCCCATACTAACTTACGTAATAACGTAGGAGACTTTCAAGCAGGACCAATAAAAGAAATGGTAAGGCTTATTGATAGTGGAAGATATCCTAGTGAGTTAGAAGGAACAATGACTCGTATTGATGGGGATAATGTTGAAGATTTAATTAAACAATTAGAAAGTGAACCTGCTCAAAAAGAAGCATTCGTATTAGATGTAACAGCTTTAAGTCTTAGATTAAAAGAAGACAGAAAATTTTTACAAGCTGTATATCAAAATACAGAAGGCAAGAAAGGTAAGGGAAGAAAAAGTTTTGCAGAGTTTAAAGAAATTATGTCTGACGATTCTTCACGTATACAATTCTCTGCAATGTTAGCAATTAATGAAGGCTTTAGAGATTCTAGTCTTTTAAATTGGGAAGATAAAAGTTATAACTCTTATGGTACATTACCTGCTATTTATAATAGTGTAGGACTAGCTAATGTTTTAGGAGATGGTATTAATGTAGCACCTAATGGTGAATTAAATTTAGGTAATTCATATACTCAAATGACTACCGAACAAAAACAAACAGCTATTAAAAATGAAGCTGATAGTATTTTACGTAGTTCTAGTTCAGACCAAGAAAGGAATGTTCGATTAGCGGCTTTAGAAGATGAAGTAGATGTAAACTTTGACCAAGATATGCAATCTTTCTTAGAAGATTTAGCTACTGAAAAAATGGGTGGTACAACACCTGTTGAAGAAACTTCTACGTCTGATTCTACTGAAGAACTTTTAAGTAAGCCACGTGAATATTCAATGGGTCCGTTAGGAGAAGCTCAAAGAATAGATGATAGAAATAGAGAGTTGTCTGAAGATTTTAGAAACCAAGTAGCTAGTATTCCTACTAAAATATCTAACTGGTATAAAAGAGGTCAAGCACAAACTACAAGTAAAAGAGTTAATGATGCTTTTGAACGAGTAGAAAAAGGGTATCGTTTTAGTTTATATAGTCCTGCATTTAGAGACTTTCAAAAAGAAAAAGGTCTTGAAGCTATAGAGTATAGCAGACTTTCTAATGAAGAAAAAATTGAACTAGCTAAAGAATTTCAAATTGAAGTAGCTAGAAATCTTGTTAGTACTTATGAGGGTGGAGATGTAGAAAAAGTATACTTAGATTCTCGTGGTAAACCAACTGTAGGTGTAGGTCATTTATTAGTTGGAGATGAAATTAATCAATATAAAGTAGGTGATGTAGTTCCTCAAGAAGTTCGTGAAGCTTGGTTTGCTGAAGACTTTACTAAAGCTTTAGAAGCGGCAAAAGAACAAAATCAAGTATTAACAGATGCAGGACACAAACCTATTCCTCAAGATTATTTAACATCTTTAAACTTTCAATTAGGAACAAGCTGGTATAAAGATTTTAAAAAGGCTTGGACGGCTTTTAAATTAGGTGATTACAAAACAGCTAAAACAGAAATGAAAGATTCTGCATGGTATAGTCAAACAAAAAATAGGGCAGAAGATTTCTTAGATATCATACCGAGTAATAGTTAATGCCAACACAATTAGAATTATATCTTCAACAAATAGAAGAAGATAAAAAACAACAGGAAGAAAAAGAATCTGATTTCTTTTATACGCCTGATGTAGCATCTTCTCAAAAGCCTGAAGGTTATGAAACTTTTATAACTGACCCTAACTTAGAGCAATCTAATATAGAGCCTATTCGTTCGGGTAAAAAAACTTTAACTCAACTTAAAGAAACTCCAGAGTTTGCTAACAAAGCTTCTAGATTTTTAGATGGTATTGGTAGTAATGAAGACATCTTTGAATATCTTAGAGACTCTGAATATAGTTTAAGCTCTGCTATTGCACGTTCTTTTCAAACAGGTAAATGGACAGAAGAACAAAAACAAGATTATGTTTATCTAAGAGATGAATTTAATAAGGCAGAGATAGGTAACTGGAAAGAACGCTTTAAAATGATAGCTGATATAGGCGTTGATGTTGTTGCTGACCCATTAAATATAGTAACAGCTTTATTTGCTATTCCTACAGGTGGACAATCATTAACAGCTAGAGCCGCTTTAGGTACTGCGGCACAACAAGGTGTTAAGCAACTTACTAAATCACAGTTAAAAACTAAAGCTTTAAAAGAAAGTGCTTTATTTGGTGCGGCTGAAGGCATGGCTTGGGGTGGATTACATAATTATTTTGTACAAGATATTGATATAGATTTAGGACTTCAAGACGATATAGACTTTACAAGCATACAAGCTTCTACATTATTAGGTGCAGGGTTTGGTGGTATATTAGGTGGAGGCACTCGTGCTTTAACTTATAACAAAGCTATTAAAGAAGCAGGAGAAAAAGCCGCACAAAAAGTAGATGACTCTGTTGATAATGTTCCTGTTAATGAAATGCCAGAAGGACATCAACAATTAGAATTTAAATTTAGTAACGAAGATGTTATTAATGATGTAGCAAATGCTAAAACAAGACAAGAAGTTTTAGAAGATTCTAGAGTTGATGATACTTTAGTAGAACCTTTAGAGCCTTCAAAAACTGATAAGACTAAAGATTTTTTACATAGGTTTATTGCAGGTAGTGTCGGTAAACCAACTACAGCTTTTTTATCACACGTTGATAAATCTCCTTTGTTAAAAGAATTACTAGGTAAGTTTAGATATGACTATGATGTTACTCTAACAAGTAAAGGTGAGCAAGTTGTTAAAAAAGATTCTTATGGATTATCTGTTGGAACACGAACTGGTAAATATTTATATGGATTAGCTAAATCTTTAAATGTGTTAGACCGTGTAGGGTTCAGGGCTAGACTTGCTAAAGACCAACAAGACGCTATGAATGTTTTACTTAGAGATAGAAATATTGTATCTACAAAAGCACAGGCAGAAAGAGAAGGTAAAATCTGGATAAGAAATTTAATTGATAAAGAATATAAAGGTATAACAGTTACTCAAGACCTTGCAGTTTCTTATGGTGGTACAACTACTAAAACTGGAATTAAGTTTGACGGTCAATCAGGTCTAAGAAACTTGTTAGATAATACATATGCTGATTTAAATGGTGCTGGTTTATTTAAAAGTGGTACTGTAAACAAAGGCGGTTTTTTACCTAGACTATTTAATTACAAAGCATTATCTAATAAAGATAACAGAGCTAAATTTGAAGAATTATTAGTTGAATCTGGACATGCTAATCCTTTAAATGATATAGATGAAATTACTATTAGAACTAGTGATAACATACAAGTTAAAGGTATTAAAGAAGATGCAGTAGGTATTGACGAAGAAGTTTTTGGAGTAAACTTTTTAAAACAAGCAGGTGGTGATGAAGAATTAGCTAAACAATTAAAAGCTAATCGTATTGTTGAAGATATGTTACAACAGCGATGGACACCTTTTGAAATTAAAATGATGACTAAAAATAAAGTTGTTGGAGATTCATCAGGTTATTTACAAGCTAGGCGATTTACAAATATTGATGATAATAAAATTGCTTTTGTTTTAGAAAATGATACACAAACTATATTAGAAGATTATTTTAGTAATGCGGCTAGAGCAATTGAAAGAAGTAATTACTTTGGTAAGAACATTGTAGAGTTTGATAATAATCAAATACAACCTATTATAAAAGAATTAACTGGTAGTGGTATGAGCATGACAGAAGCTCAAGCCGTTGCTGATAGGTTAAGAAATATGCATAGGCGTGTGACAGGTATTGAAACTGATTCACAGTCTGTACTGAAAAAAAATGCATGGGCAAGAGGTGCGGCTGATTGGGGTAAACTAAGTCAACAAATGGCTCACCTTCCTTTTGCTACATTGTCAAGCATTACAGAGCCTTTCTTGCTTTTAACTAGGGCAGGTAAATCAGATGCTCCTAGAGTATTGGGTGATATTGCAACAGCATTAGTTAAAGAAGGTAGTAGTATTGTTGACAGAAGTATTAAAGGTTTTCAACGAGGTGTATTACGTCAAAGAGTTAAAGGTATAAAAGATATAGATGATGAAGCTTGGGGAGAACTATATCAAACTGGATTAGCTTTAGAGCAAGCAGTACAAGAAAGACTTGAAGGTCTTGCAGGTGAAGGACTTCACAATACTTATGCAAAAAATGCACAACAAGCATTCTTTAAAGTTAATTTACTTACACAGTGGACAAAAGCTGTACAACTTGCATCCTTTACAACTGGTAAAAGATTAATTAGACAGAATGCAGAAAAACTTTATAAAGATTCTTTAAAAACAAAAACTATTAAAACAGGAATAGGTAAAACTACTGTTACTAGAGGTAAAACTTTAAGTAAAAGCAAGAAAAAATATCTTACTGAACAGTTAGGTGATTTAGGTATTAATGCTGATGAAGCAGTTTCATGGTATAAAAATTCATTAAAAGATGGTGTGTTTGATAATGAGTTAGCACGGTCACAATCTTTTTATCATGAAAGATATACTACTGGTGCTAACAGATTTGTTAAAGAAATTATTCTTAATCCAAGTACTGCGGAAGCTAATAGACCACTATGGTTTTCAACACCTTCAGCACAACTATTAGTTCAGTTTGCAGGATATCCTACAGTATTTAATAACACTATACTTAAAAGATTTTCAACTGAAGCAGTTAATAGTCCAGCACAATCTATACCTAAAGTTGTACCTACTTTATTATTAATGTCAGGCGTAGCTCATGTTGGTAATACTATTAGAAGTCAAGGTGAAAACTTAAAAGACTATGAAACTGGAATGGCTAAAGATGATGGTGAAATAATATTTGAAGCTGTTCGTAGATGGGGTGGTCTGGGTCCATTTGATTATGCCGCAAAGTTTGATAATGAGTATGATAGAAACGCAGGAGATTTGACATCAGTATTAAAAACTTTTGCAGGTCCATTGCCTCAAGACTTTATTGATGGTATACTATACAGAAAAAATATACCAGAAATAATAATTACTAATGTCCCAGGCTATGGTTTAATACCACCTGATATCCGTAAAGAAATGAGAAGTGCGGCACGTGGGACAACTACTAAAACTAAAAAGTATAAAGCTAAACAATATGCAAGAGGTGGTATCGTTACTAATGTACCTAATGTAAAAGACGAGCCAGATGAAATGATTAACAGGCAAACAGGATTACCGTTTAACGCATCCTCAGAAGCAGTACAAGATTTGGAAGATAGAGAGTTAAAATCTCAAATGAAAGGACTAGGATTATGAATATAGAAGAATGTAAACAACAAATAACAAGGCACGAAGGTGAGGTATTAAAAATCTATGAAGATAGTTTAGGGTATAAAACTCTAGGCATAGGACACTTGTGCCAACCAGAAGACCCTGAATATACTTGGGAAGTAGGAAAGCCTGTAACACAAGAAGTAGTAGACTTATATTTCGCAGATGACTTTGATAAACATTATAGAGAAACAGTACATATCTATGGTACTGTACCTTCTTTTAATAGATTACCAGAGCCAATACAACATGTCTTAGTCAACATGTGTTTTAACTTAGGTGGCACAAGACTTGCAAAGTTTAAGAATATGTTTAAAGCTTGTAAGGAAGGAGACTGGAAACAGATGGCTGTTGAAATGGAAGACAGTCGTTGGTTTAATCAGGTCGGTGGACGTAGTAGAGAATTACAATTAATGGTACTAGGAGTAGCCGAATGAAGAACTTATTGAAGAACATAGTGGGAGCAGTAGCTCCTACATTAGGGACTGCGTTAGGCGGTCCTATGGGTGGTATGGCGGCAAACATGATAGCTGATGTACTTGGTTGTCCCAACACCCCTAAAGCAATTGAGAAGGCTGTAGCAGAAGCAACACCTGAACAAATGCTAGAACTTAAAAAAGCTGAGAATGCTTTTGAAATCCAGATGAAAGAACTGGACGTAGATGTATTTAAATTAGAAACTGAAGA